GAATTGCGCGGCAGCATAATGCCGGACATGGCAGCGGTGACGCGCTTCCTCGAAATCCCGGCCGGGAGGGTGTGATGTTCGCCCGCCGCCCCGCCGCCCTTCGCTCGCGCTACCAGTCCACCGGCGCGCAATTCATGTGCACCACGGTCAAGCGCCCCGATCCCGATGTCGGCGCCCTCGACTATGAGGTCGTACTCACCTTCACCAGCCATTGCACCGCCCGGGGCTGCGATCCCGGCGACTGCTACCCGGCGGAGGGCAACGAGTGGGAGCATGAGCTCATCGGCATTGCGTTCGACGCGCCCGGCTGCGCGCCGCCGGACGATGCGCCGTGGCCGCTCACCGTGATGGAGATCGCCGAACTCAGCGCGTGGTTCGACGCGCACCAGTGCGAGGCGGACGAGATCGCAGACGACAACGCGATGGAGGCGGTGTGATGGCAATCATCCGCACCGATATCGTTCAAGGGTCAGACGAGTGGCTGACCGCGCGGCTCGGGATACCGACCGCGAGTGAATTCAGCCGTATCATCACGCCATCGAAGGGTGAACTCAGCAAGCAGGCGCGCGGATATGCGCACCAGCTTGTCGCGGAGACGCTGCTCGGCCGCCCGCTGCTCGACACTGGCGCCAACACGTTCGCGATGCAGCGTGGACGCGACCTGGAGCCGCACGCCGCTGCGCAGTACGAACTGACAACCGGCACCGAGACGCAGCTTGTCGGTTTCATCACCACGAACGACGGACGCATAGGATGCTCGCCCGATCGGCTAATCATCGGCACGCGGCGCGCGATCGAGATCAAGTGCCGCCTTGACGCCGGGCACATGGGTTTGTGGATTGACGGAATGGCGGACGATTATAAGCCCCAGGCACAGGGGATTCTGGCAATCGCCGAACTCGCCGAACTCGACCTTTACGGCTGGCACCCGGAACTCCCGCCGATCTGCATCCGCGTCGAGCGCGACGAACCGTACATCGCCAAGATGAGCGCGGCGCTGCGCGAGTTCCTCGATATGCGCGACGCGATGCTCGCACGCGCGCTCGCGTCGGGTTGGATCATCTCGCGGCCGGACGTGCCGGCAACATGGACCGCGGTCAAATACGCGGCGTAATCAGGAGTTAGGACAATGACACTCGGACTTAAACAGTACCACACCGGCGGCGAGATGCAGCCGCGCCTGGAGTACAACGCGAAGGCAGGCCGCGCGCATCGTGTTGACCGTACGGCGGACGGCACCGGCACGATCAAGGTCGACATCACGGCGTCGCTGCCAATGTTCGCGTTTGACATCGGCTCGGTCGAGATCGGATGGGCGAACTTCCAGGCCGGCACCGCGCCAAGCGTTGTCGTGGTCCCGTTCGGCCAGCCGATGCCGGCGCGACCTGACCGCAATCACAAGGCGGGTTTCCGGTCGAAGATATGGCTGGCGGGTGAGGTAGCGGCGCGTGAATTCCAGGCGACGGCCGGCGCGACGGTCAACGCGATCGAGGAACTGTGGGATATGCTGGTCGCGACACCGGAAGCCGCAGCGGGAAAAGTGCCGGTGATCCAGTTGGCCGGCGTGGTGCCGATCACCGGGCGCAACGGCACAAACTACGCGCCGCAGCTCAAACTTCTGCAATGGATCGAACGCGACGCGACGATCTTCGGTCCGCGCACCGTGGCCGCGCCAGGCGCCGTGCCGATTGCCCCGCCCGTGCTGGTCGCGCCGCAGCCCGCGCAATGGCAGGCCGCGCCAGTGGCCGCGCCCGTCGTCGCAACGTGGCCGGTGGCCGCGTGATGACCCGCAACGAAAGCAAGAAGCTGAAGATCGGTGATCGTGTCGTATTCAGCGATGGTGTGCGCGGCGAAGTGACGGACACAGGATACAACGTGGTCGGCATTACATGGGCGGATGGCCAGTGCGGATACATCCACCATGACGACATGCAGGACGTTGCGCGCGCTTTCCCGTTCTGCATCGACCCGAAACTGTCCGCCGCGAACGGCGGACGCTGCCCGCGCGATCCCGTCTGCGGCAATTAGGAGAATAGCCATGTCCGACACCAACACCCCGCACGACGCCGCGATCGCCGTCATCACCGACCGCGTCCGCGAACTCGACGCCGAGATCACGGAACACCAGCGCGCGATCGACGTCGCCACCGCCAGCCGCGGCGAGTTGGCCGACCTGATCGCCACGCTCTCGCGCAAGCCGCGCGCACGGAAGGCGCGGGCAGCCGAGCCGGCAACCGCGAACGTGCTGGAGCTAGCGCCAGCCGCCGCGAGCATCTTCGCGCCGGTGTCGGTTGAACCGGCGGAGGCGGCGTGACATGACCTTGCGCGAACTGCACGCGATCCTTGAACGCGCGTTCAAGGAATTGGCCGAGGTGCACGGTCAGGTGCCGGAAGGTACGGGCGTCGATTCCGCTTTGGCCGTCGGCTATACGCTCGGGTGTCTCTCCAAGGCGAAGGCGCTGGTCGGCCGCGACATTGACGACGCCAAGGCAACCGCGGAGGCGGGGTGATGGACGCGGCACAGGAGCAGCAGGACGCGATCCTGAAGGCGTGGAAGGTGCTGAACCTTCAGGCCGATACCATGCTGAAGCTATCGCAGGCGAAGGTCATCCCGTGGCAGCTTGTCATCGGCGGCATTACGGCCGGCGCCGCATTATTCGCAGCGGCCTTCGCGTTCGCGCGAATTTTCGCATGAGGGAGGGGGGGTGATGTCCGAAACGGTAAGCCTGGAATTCATCGGCCGGCGCCTTGACGCAGTGCAGGCTGACGTTGCCGATGTGCGCCGGCGGATAGTCAGCTTGCTAGAACGCCACGACGGCTTGCTCGACCGCCTCGAAAATATCGACGTCGGCGTCGGCCGCCTGGAGCGGCGGATGAATGGGCTAGAGGTTCGCATGGATGCCATGGTCGAGCGGCAATCGAAGCAGGAGGAACTGCTGCACCGCGCGTTGCTGTTGCTCGAACGCATCGCGGCCAGGGCAACCGGGGAGGCGACGTGACCGCGCCCGTCGCATTCATGCTCGGGCTCGGCATCGGCGCGGCGGCGGTGTTCGTCGTCATGTGGACCGCGATGAGCTGCCGCTGGCCATGGTGAGCCGGACGACGGACATGAAAAAACCGCCGCTCCGGAAGGAAGGGAGAGCGGCGGCTGAGTTTGGGGAGTCTTGGTTCGGAGTGGTGCGCTATTACACCGCGGCTACAATGCGCCGGGCGCGCGGCGCGGACAAGGAGGGGGCGATGATAAAGGCGACATTCGACAAAGACGGCCGCACGGTGCTGCTACTCGGCCTGTCCTTCAAGAACCTGGACAAGTTCCGCGCGGAAGCCGGCGACACGTTCATCAGGATCGACGGTCGCGAGATGGGCCTACCGATCGACGTGATGATTATCAGCGGCGAGACGGAGGCGCACATGCAGGAGCTGCTTGAAGGCGGCATTGGGCCGCATACGAAAGGGACGTTCGACCCTAGGCTACGGTCGTAGCCGCGCGGCGCGGGCAAGGAGGGGGCGATGCAAGATAACTCTTTCTGGGGAGATCTGAACACCAGATTTACCCATGCGCTCCTTATCGCAATCATCATGCACCTATGGCATGACAGTCTAGGAGGCTACGGCGGTTTCTTGATTGTCGCATTCTGTGGCGCGTGGGCAATTTTTTTGCCGGGACTGCGCAAGTGGTTTGACCGACGGGCTGTGCCGCCGTCGCTACCACCACGCACCACTAATCCGTGAACTGCTCCGCCGCCCGTCGCCTCGGCCGCACCTTCCGCACCCGCTCCGGCAGCGGCGTCCACCCCGCGATCTGCCGGGCGCACTCGGCCGCGGCGGTATTGTCGGTGATTCCGGGGAACAGCCGCCGCAGCTCGATTGCGCCGGCCAACTCGCCATGCTTGTGGAACGCCTCGCGAACGGCGGCGGCCTCAGCCTCGGAGACGACGAACATGGCCGGAAGGTGGGCGCCCGAGTCGCGACAGGCAAGCGTCAGGCGACGACGGGCCCGGCGATCGCCAGCAGAATCGCCCGCGATTCCGGACTGTCGCGGAACGGGAAGCGCGCGACGGACGGCAGGAGGATGCGTGTTTGGAATTCGGCGGGGGTCATGGCACCGTCCTGGCCAGCGTGCGCAGCTTGTCTTCCTGCTCCGCCATGGCCGACGCCAAGGCGCCAAGCTCCATGCGTAGCTCGACAGGCACGTCCAGGTTCATCGCGATCCGCATCAACGCCATGGTGTTCGCGCCAATCGCCTCGATCCCGGCGACAAGTTGATCCGCGAGCTCGCTCATGCAGCCGCCTTTCCTGTTGGCACTACCACGGCGACAACCGGCGCGGCTGCCGCATTGGCCGGCGGGCTCACCGGAATGCCGCCAGCGCCAGCGCACGCTGCGTCCACGTACGCCTTGCCCATGTTCGTCGCGATCACCGCGACCTGGCCGCTGCCAGGCGCCGCACCTGACGCCGCGGCGTCGATCAGCGCGACCACCACGGCGCCGCCGCCGCCGGTCTGGACAGCACAGAATAGCTGCCCGGCCTGTGCGACCGGCGACGCGGCGCTGGTACCGGTACTCGAGCACCCGGCGATGCACAGCAGCGTGCCGCCGGCGAGCAGCAGGGCGAGCGCCCAGCTATCGACGCGGCGGATTTGCCGGATGGTCATGGCGTCGGTTCGCGCGTGTAGCCGTCCTCGAATTCCTTTTTCGGGCACACTGACCGATAGCCGTCGCGGTAGATCATTGCGTAATCACCAACGACGCAGCGGGCCTTCATGCCGGGTTCGGTCGGCTCGAAAACTTCGGCGGGATTCGCGCCGTTGCTCGGATCGACCGTGATGGTCTTGTTCCGTGAGATGCCTACGATCGGCGCGGCCTGGACGACCTTGTGCGCGCGGTAGTGCGGCCACGGCCGCTGGGGGTTGTCACTCATAACGCAGGCCCTTTCGTTGATGGTGTCAGCACGCCGGAGATCGGCGCTTTGGTGATTGCCCGCAATCCGATCACCGCCGCCCAGGTGAGCGCGCCGGCAACCGCGCTGCATGTCGCAGGGTCCCAGCCAAGCGCATAACGCGACGCGGCCCAGCTTACCACCATGACGATCGGCGTGCCCCAGACCGTCTTGCTGTAGACCAGCGCCTTGCCGGTAAGCTGCTCCGCCAGCGCGGGGTCGGCGACCTGCGCTGCTGAGATCAGGCCCGGCAGCGTGCGCGCCTCGGCGATCAGGCGGTCGCGTCCGGCCGGTGTGATCGGCGCGGAGGTCGGGATGGTGGCGCCGCGCGTCGGAAGCGGCGGGATGCTGGCGCTCATGTCGGTGCTTTCGTTGCCGCGCGATCATGTGCTAGGCAGCAATTCCTAGCAAACGGAGGATAACGATGGCTCTACAAACCGAAGTCGGCACCGGCAACGGGACACGTGCCGGCAGGCAGCCGCCACGGATGGCCGGAGCGAAGCGCAAGCGGCGCACGAAGGCGCAGCTCGCAGCGGCGGCAACGCAACCGGCAGCGGCAACCGAGGCGGCAACCGCGAAGCTGCCGCGCGATGCGGTGCTCACGTTCGCCGAGCAGACGCGCACGCGCATGCTGGCGCTGTCACCGGCCGAGCAGATCGCCGCGAAGGCGTGGCTCAATGCGGCCTATGGTGGCGTGATCCTGAAGGCGGCTTAGTCGGGGCGTCCCTTTTCCTCGGGGAAAATCGCGTCGTAGGCTTCTAGGACCAGCCCCTTCTTGACGGAAAAGCTGCCCGGTAGCGACGCCATGCGCAACTCGTGCACTTCGTCGCGGCCGGGCACTTCCCAGACTATCAGCACGACGGAGGGATGGTCGGCGGCGACCTTCGCGGCAACATCGCGAAGTGCGTCGGCCATCGTGCACACCTCGTCTGCATCCGGCGCGTCGCCGGGCCGCACGATCGACAAGGTGCGTGCCATGGCGGTCTCCTAATTCGGATCGGCGGGCAAGCTATGCCCGTACTTGCGTTCCGCGACGCGGCCTTCGTGGAACAGCTCGCGATAGATACGCCATACGACCCGCACTGATCGATGCTGATGCATGGCGATCTCTTTCAGGGTCAGGTGCGGGTGCTCGATGATCGCCTTCGCGATTGCATCGCGCTCGGATGGCGTCAGATGCGCTGCCATCGGCTTACTGCGGCGTCGCCTGAAGCGCCATCACCAGATCGTCCAGCGCCCGCTTAGCGCCCGCGATGGCGTCCGGCGTCGGGTTTCCGTCCTGTTGCACGAGCCGCGTCAGTGCATCGCGCGCGCGCCGATCGGCGTTCTGCACCCCGATGATCGACGCGGGTGTTGCGCCCGGCTTCGTCACCGCGTGATGCTCAGCCGCCTCTACCGCGCGATATGCCCGCGTTGCGGTTGCCGCTGCGCTCGGGCGCGTCGGCGGTGGCGCGTCGGCAGCCGGGACGACCTCGGGGCAATCGGCGGCGATGGTGGCCGGCGGGAGCATGATCGGTCCCGGCTCCCGGTCGCACGCGCACAGCATGAGCGCCAGCGTGATCGCACGTGCTTTCATCGGCGCCCCTGTGATGGCGTTGGCAACGGCGGCTGAAGCGCCCGCTCGTTGCTGAATTTTGTCAGTGCGTCGATTGTATCGAGGCGGGACTTCAGCGTGGCGTCGGCAGCGTCGGACGCGGTGTGCAGCTCGATCATGCGCGTCGTCAGCTCATTGGCGCGCCGGTCCAGGCTGACGATGTCTTCCTTCAACACGCGGATGTCGGCAGTCGCGCGGGTCACGTCAGCCTGGTTGAGCGCGATCTGGTTCTCGGAGATCGTGATCCACCGCGAAACCTGCCAGACGCCGCCGCCGACCGAGACAGCGATCGTGATCGACAAGCCGACCGTGGCAACCAGATTGGCCTTCAGCCACGTAACCAACCGGCTTTGCGGGTGCGGAAACTGGTCGGACATGCCGCACCCGTTCGGCCTGGTGTGGGTTAGGCGCCTGCGGCCGCCGTAGCCGCTGCTACGTCGGTCCCGAGGTTCGCCACAGCGGTATCGACCGCCGTGAAATCAACCGCCGGGTTGGCGGCCTTCAAGGTCGCAATCTCTGCGGTGATCGCTGCAACGCCTGTCTTCAGCGTCGCATCGATCGTGGTCAGTTGCGCGGCGATGGCGTCGGCGTGCTGCTGGTTGGTCTGGGACATGAGGTCTACCTTTGCGTTGAGAGTGGCGAGTTCCGCCAGGATCGCCCTGGCTTCGTGTCCGAACATTTCTGCGCCTCCGGTTCGGGTGCGGGGGTGTAGCACGGCAGCGGCGAGACCCGCCCGGACGTAGCTCCGTGAGTTGGACACAGGCCCGGCCGGACGCTCCCGCCACGCCCCACTCAGGATGGGGCGAAGGTGAGAAGGGGGTTGTATCCTTATGTATGACGGTGTATGCTGTCGGCATAGGTAGAGGAACAGGCAGATGACCAACTACGAAGACGACGACCGGATGCTCGACAGGATCATGGCGGAAGCCGCGCCAAAATGGGTTGATGGTCGCACCATCACGAAGCCGCTCACCTCAGCACAGCGCGCGGAAGCAGAAGCCGCCTTGAAGCGGATGGGTAAGCCGTGGTTGAGCCGGAAGGCATGAACACCGAACCTCCCTCCCGCATCACCACCGTGCGCTTGCCCGCCTCGCTCCTCCGCGCCGTCGAGCGCGAGGCGCGGCGCACCGAGCGCACCGTGTCGGCCATCGTGCGGCTGGCGCTGGCGGAGTGGATCGCGGCGCAGCGGCAGAACACACAGAGGAGTGCGTAACGTGAGCATCCTGATCGGCCTCGTCGTCGCCACCGTGCTGGTGATCGGGTGGGCGTGCGGAAACCTGCTCGCGTGCGTGTTTCTGTCGCTGCCGGTTGGGTTGCTGGCGATCGTCTACGGCGCAACATCGGTTGACGGCTCGCGCACTGGGCCGGTCGTGCTGTGCCTATCGATCCTGGTCGCGATCTGGCTTCCGCGGACCTTCATCCGGTACGTGGCCGCGCGCGAGTTACGGCGCAATCAGCTTATTAAGCGAGGAATATACCGGCTGCACCCGAGGCCCGCCGAGCCGCCGTATGTCGGGGCCGGCCAGCGCGTTATAACCGGCCGCTCCAAGGAGATCGGTTCCGACTGACATCCGCCCGAAGTTAGGCGCGTTGGATGGCGTTGCGGCAAATCGCGTCAATGCCGGCGTCGATACACTACGCGCAATGGCCGCATTGCCGACGAACGGAGCGGCAACCGATGCGACGGCTAAGGGAACGCTCCCGGTTGCATGGTACGTCTCGGCAGCCGTGACTGCTGACATGGGAATCATGGTTCCCAGCGACGTTGCCGTCCCCGATGTGTTGGCGCGCTTGGCTGTTTCCTTCATGGCGCTGGCGGCGGTAGCGAGAGCATCGACTTTTGCAGAAATTGCCGGGTCAGAAAATAGCGCCTTCGTGCCGTTAGGCGCGGTCTGCCGCATGCGGTTAAGGTCGGTGAGGAACGTCCCGACCGATGTTTCTCCTCCGGTCCTGCCTGCCGCCCCCGGCGTCGCGAGTGCCATGTCCCGCAGCTTGTAGGCTGCCAGCTCATCGGCCGCCTTCGGCATTTCCGCCCGGAGTGCCTGCAACGTGGTGTCACCGCCGCCCAGTACGGCTGTTGTGGCCTGCTCAGGCCGCACTGTTTCTTGTGCCGGGTTGCGGGAGCGGATGATCTTCGAGAGGGTATTGTCGATGAAAGCGTGGCCCGCAGTTGAAACCGCATTCGCGTTGTCGAATAGCGCGGTCGCGCCGTTGGCCGCGGCCGATGCCTTCATATCCTGAGACAGTCCGGCATACATGCTCGAAAGCGTCTTTTCGCCAACCGATTGCGAGATTTCCGGAACGCCCATGATCTCGCCGATCGCCGACCTGAGTTGCTGCGCCTGCGGCCACGCCATCGTGGAACCGGGCGGCACATCGGCATTGATGGCGTCCAGCATCGAAGCGACGCGCGGCGGTAGCAGCGCCTTCTGTGTTTCCGGCAACGCGGACAGCTTCGACGATAGCGTGCCCAGCGCAGTGCGGTAATTTGCTGGGTCTACCGTCGCGGTTGCCATTGCCTGATCGACCGGCTGCCAGGCCGCCGCTTGTTGCTGCGGAAAGACGGTGTTCTGCCAGTTGCGCGCCTCAGCCTGAAGCGCCGTCCCCGCGGCTTGCGCATCGCGTGAGCTGCCCAACGTGGCCGCCGTCCGCTCTACTGCATTGCCGAATTGTGTCACTGATTGCTGTTCAAGTGGCGCGATCCGACTGGAACCGCCGAGCGCTTTGGACGCATAGGCTTGCAAGGCTTGTGCGGTCGGACTGCCGGTCACGTCTCCCGCTAGAACCGGATCGATATCCAGCAGCTTGTAAGCGTCCAATACCGGAGTGGAGCCCGTTCCCGTCGCGAAGTTGCGCGCCGTATCGGCAAGTTTGGAGACTTTTGCCGCGCCGCCGCCCACGGCAACGTTGGTCGCCAGCTCGACGCCCGGCTTGGCCCAGTCCGGAACGGCGCTGGCGGCTCGATCGCCTGCAACGGCTGCAAGCGCACCGGCCGCGGGCGTAGCGATACCTTCCGGCCCCATAGCCGCGAACGTCCCGGCCGCGCCGACAGCTTTGCGGACCAGACCGGCCGGCGCATCGTCTGGACTGGCGCCCGTCAAGTTGCCGATGCCGGTCATCAACTGATTACCCGCCTGCGGGTATTGTGGATCATTGCCAGCGAGATCGGCGCGTTGTTCCGGTGTAAGGCGATTGGCGCCGAACATTGGAGCAATCGCGTCGTACGCGGTTCCCCCCAGCACACCGAGAGGGCGGCCGATCAGGTTAGCGGCTGGGTTCGACAGTGTGTTGATGACATTCGCGCCGATGTCTGTCAGGCCGGCAGCCGCTTCCTTCGCAACGCCGCGCCATGTCCAATCAGGCTGCACCTGAGTTGCGGCGCCTGTCTGCTCAACCGTTGGCGCGGCTGGTCCGGACGGGCCAGCGAGAAACGACCAGTCATCGCCCATCGGTGCGGCCGGTGCTGTCTGCGGAGCAGCAGCGGCAGGCGTAGCGCCCGCTGCTTGTGGCGTTGCTGAGGGGCCGGCGAGAAAGGCCCATGGATCGTCAGCCATCAGTTCGGCCTTGGCGCTGCCGGGTGAGCAAGTATTTCGGATGCACGCTGCGGAACGCCGCTAGCCGTTGGAACCATGACATTAGGATCGATATGGGCGGCAAGTTGTACGGCATAAAACGCCTCCTGCGGGGACACGCGCGCCTTCCAGGAGTCGTACTTGTCGCCGTTCAGGATACCGATCGCAGCCGCTCCGATCTGCGGGTTGTTCTGTTGCTGCCATTTACCATCGAACACCGACACCGGCTCGTCATAGGCGCCGCCGTGAATGAAGGACTTTTGATTCTGATTAAAGTGGGCCTGCAAGCCCGTTGTGTAGCTATCGATCAGGGCGCGTGCGACGCGGATTTGGTTGGTGACGTTGGTATTGGCCGTCTCCAGCATATGCACACCTGGGTTCGCCTGAGCATACACATGAAGGCTCTCGACGCCGACGTTGCTTCCTAGGTCTGTCTTTGCGTTCTGCCCTAGCGTTGCTACGGCTAGCTTTTGCAGGATTTGCGATTCAGTTCCTGTCATGCCCGTGTAAGATAGCTGCGTCTCCTTGCTCGCCCCTGCCGACTCCAATATGGCCGCCATCTTGGCGCGGAATTCCGGCACAATTCCGCCGGTTTTCTGATCTTTTATGATATCGGCGAGTTCGTTCAGTTGGAGCGCCGATGCTTGGGCAACACGGCCCGAGGTGGACGCCGCTTGAACTACCGGGATATCGGCGTGATAGGCAGCCGATTGCTGATCGTAGCCGGCGGTCGCGGGCGCCTGTGCCGCTGGAGACCAGCCGATCAGTTTCCCCGCTTGTATAATCGGGTAGGCAGGCTTGCCGGTTGCGGGGTCAGTTCCTAGCTGCCCGAACCTGGACTGTGACGTCGGGTTGGTCAGCGTAAAGTACTGTTCTGCCTGCGCGCGGTTGGCGGTCCTGTACGCCTCCATCTTCGCATCGATCGCCGCGTTCTGCTCGGGCGTCATGGAAGTCGATAGTTCGCGCTTCACACCGGCCCATTGCGCAGCCGTCATCCCGTTCGCCAACACCGGGACGGGCGCCGGGGGGAGCGCCGCGTCGGTTTTCGTCGGCGGCAGCGAAGAGGTGCCCGGCGGCTGTGGCGGCTGTGCAGTTGCGCCCGGCATAAGCTGCGGCGCGGCCGGCGCTTGTGCGGCCGGCGCGGGCGCGGGCGCCAGAGCCTGCGGCGGCCCGCCCGCCACCGAGTCCGCAGGCTGACCGACGATCGCCTGATTGTTGAGGGGACCGGCCGGCACAACGGGCGTGTTGGCGATGCTGGCGGGCGTGGCCACTGGTGAGCCGGGTCCGGTCGGCGGCAGCGGACGCGGCCCCATCAGGTCTGGCGCGGCGGCGCCTGGGGTGCCGGGCGGTCCAGCCGTTGGCCGCGTGGAAAGCGGCAGCGGGGGTTGACCATTCACCGGCGGCCCGAAAGGAACTCCCCCACCAGTCCCTGGAGGCGCCACAGGCGGTCCCGCCACCTGATACGGCGCTGGGGCGCCGGGCGCCGCGCCTGGCGCTTGCGGCGGCCCCGCCGGGCCATGCGGTGAGCCGAACTTGGCTTGCAGACCCGCCGCACCGTGCGCGCCGAATCGCGTGTAGTAGTCCGATAGGCTTGTGCCGTTGCTATCGGCCGGGTTGAACCCGCCAGCCGTCGCGACGAACTTCCGCATACCCTCGTTGCCGCCAAGGTGCGCAACCGCCCGCAGTCCGTTGGCGTCGAACTTGTCGGCGCCCGGTGTCTGCGCAATCGCGGTGTCGATGTCCTGGACATGCGCGCCGAATGCGGCGTGTTGCGCTTGCGGGCTCGCGAGGAAGTCCGCCTTTGTCTTGACGTTGGGGAAACCGGGAATGTTGAACGTGCCGCCGAACTGATTGCTTTTGACGTCCTCGCCCGGCGCCGGCTGATACATGCCAAGCTCGGCGAGCCGTGGCGCACCAAACTGGAATTGTCCGATATAGCCGCCCTTGTTGACCGCGCTCGGGTTCGGCGCCTCCGCGTTACCCATCTGCTCTTCGAATGGGCCGACAGGGGTATCCTGGCCCTTTGTGCCGCCCTGTCCCTGCGAGCCGTTCGGATCATTGGCATTGATTGTCGAAGCCGCCTGATCGCGAGCGGCCTTCATGATTTGCAGCTTTAACGCCAACTCCTGCTGCTTGATGCCCAACTCGCCCGCGCCGGTCATGGCGCCGACCGTGTTGGTGCCGCCGATGCCAGGCAGCACCGCCGCGCCGGCCGTCGCGTTCGGATCGCCCGTCGCAAGTCCGGGCGCAAGGCCGCGCAGCGTCGCGCGGTCGGCCAGATCCTGCGTGGCGCCCTGGTTACGCAACAGCGCGTTCTGCACCGCTGCGGTGCCGGAACCGGACAGCATCGTAAACAGCGCGTTTGCGTTCGGGAACGACGAGGGGATATCTGCGTAGCCGGACATCAGAAGCCCGCCGAGAAATCGCCGGCCGGGACGGTGCCGGCACTTGTGGCGGAAGCCGCGCTGGGATTGAACAGGCTGTTGATGCCGCTTTGCACGTTCGGATTTGCGAGAACGCTTCCGATCGTCGAACCAAGCCCACTTGCGGTATTCCCGAGGATGCCGGCCTGCGTGTTGCCCGCGCCCTGCGCCAGCGTGCCGGCCGTGCCGGCGGTTTGTGATCCGGCAGCCGCCGCTTGTTCTCCAAGCTGCGACAGGCCGAACAGCCGGTTGTAGTAGTTCGTGAACGACTGATCCGCGAGGCCGGTGCCGAATGTGTCCTCTGCCTTGATGGTCGCGCCGGATCGGAGAATGCCGCGCGACGCTGCGCCGGCATCAACCGCTCTGAGGCCCTGATCGAGCTGAAACTGATACCCCGGATCGGTGTGGAAATTCGCCATCGCGGCGGTCGCGGCGTCGGGTCCGTTCGCACCTGCCAGATCGCCGGCCACGCCAACCGCCGAGCCGCCCGCCGTGCGGAACGGCGATAGGTCCGCGCGTTGCTGGGCAAGCGCGGCCTGCGCCTGCGCCGCGCCTTTGGAAGCGGCGCCCGCCGCCTGAGACGAGCCGATCAGTCCCGCGCCTGCCGTGACAGCCGCGCCGGCCAGTGCGAACGGCATCGATTAATCCTCCAGTTCCAAATCGGCGCGCGTGTGCATCGTCGGCTCGCCGTCCGCGTCGATATGGTCCGCGTTGTGGATGCAGGCCAGCGTGACGTTTGGCGTAAGCGTGGTAAAAGTGTGCAGCATGCGCGCGGCAATGCGGATCGTCATCGGCGCGGTGAACTCGCCCAGGCAGCGATTCTCCGAGTGAACGCAGACGGTCCCGGCGATTACAAGCGTCAGGTGAGGCCAATCGTGAGCATGTTGCGGCAGCACGGTCCCTGCGTCTGGCACGCGGTAGGTCTTGCAGTAGATGCCCGCGTATATAGCGATATCCGACGTGGGCTGGTGTTCCGCGCGTTTCATTGGCACGTCAGCCATGTCGTGAACCACCCGATGGCCGCTCCCAAAGCTGAGCATACGACTATCACGCGAGCGAACGTCAGCCACGTATCGCGGGCCATTGCTTTAATGGTGCGCTCGGTATCTTCCTCGATCATGCGGCGATAGTCGGCATAGATAGCGGCACGGTAAGGGTTGCTCTCGTCACCGAAATACTCGATCGGGACGTTGCGCACGTCCATCACTCGCACCGTATCGCCGTCATCATGGTAATCCGGTCGTCGTCGCCTTCATTGTAGACGGCATGTTCCTTCAGATTGTCGAACATGAACACGTCTCCCGTGTTCGGCACGTAGCTTTCGCCCTCGCACCAGTTGACCGCGTTGGGGTTGGTCTTGATGACGGTGTAGACCTTAGTCGAGTAGTAGCGAGCGTGCCAAGCCGCCGCGTCACTGTGCGGCTTGACCGCGCCGGTGCTCGGGATTTTCGTAATCAGCGTGCCGCCGAGCGCGAGCCCGCCGACCTTGCCCATGATCTCCATGAGCAGAAAACGCGCCGCCGGCAGCGCAGCAATCGCGGGATACCACGTCAGTTCGGCGAATGGCTCATTGTGGCTTTTGGCGGATGTAAGGTGCTCCTGGGGTCGCCAACGCAGCCAGATATCGGACACGTCGCTATGCGGAGAGCCTTCATGCGCTGTGCGCCCCGTGTGCTGGTTCCACAACTCCGGATGCCGCTCGATCTGTAGGAGCAGTGGCAGCGGGTCAACCGTGCCGAGTTTGATAAAGTGCTTCATTGTTCACTCCACATCCGGGATAAACCGCTTGATCTGCATGCCGCGCACGTTACCGGCGTAGAAGGCCGCTTCCCCTTCGATGTCATCAGTCTCATGATTGAGGGTTATGAGGCCAGGGCTAGCTGCGCTCACGCCAATGCGGTCGATGCATTTTAACGCGCTCGCCCGTTCGCGGAACACCAGCCGCAGGGGTTCGCGCACTTCAGCGAGCCAAATCAGCAGCTCATAGTGGTGGTAGGTCAATGCGGCTGCCTGATCTGGCGCATCATGGCGATACGCTTTGGAAAGTCGGTTCCAATCCTTTCGGCAAGCTCCATTGCATCATCCTGCCGCGACATAGTGATCTGCCCGAGCAACGCGCCGAGGAGTATCGCGCATTGCTTGCCAAGCGGCAGGTGGGCGACCAGACCAATCACCTCGCCATATATCCGCGCCATCTCCGGATCGTCGGCAATGCTCACCGTACCCTCTCGTCAATCCACGCAATCAATCGATCAGCTGCGCCGTCTGCCATGGAAATCGCGTCATGCTCCGGTTCGGGGTAAACCGTCACCCCATGCCGAAAGCCGCCGTGGAGCGTGATCGCGATGCCGATGATCGTGCCGGCGTCCCGCTCCTGGACCTGCACCCTCACCACTCTATCTCCGAGCCGCTGTTCGACGCGGAACTGAATCGCCGCGATGTCGTAACTCACCTAACCCTCCGCGCCCAGATCGTCCCGCTCGCCGTCATGCCGGCGGCCGTGAACACGGCGAACGCTACCAGATACGCCGTCTGCGCGCCCGCCGAGGAGAACCGCACCGGCCCGCCCGTGCCGAGCTGGATATTTGCCCCCGTGTTGAACGGCGCGCCCACCTGCTCGTAAACCGCGCCGAGCGCACCCGATGCGCTGGAGACGCCAGCCACCGCCTCGGTCGGGTGCGTAGCCGGCGCCGCGGTAAAGTGGATATTGCCCCACACCTCGAAGTCGCCGGCCGGCAGCGGCAGCGTCGCGATATTGGCCGCCGCGTTGCTCGTCAGTCCGATCGGGCCGCCGGATGCCGTCAGACGCTCGCCGACCTGCCCGGCCGTCGCGTCGGAGCCGTCCGTGACGCCGGTACCGAGCTGCTTCAGCGCCGCAGCTACCCGGTCGTGGTAGTCCGCCCAGGCCGTGCTGTGCTGCGCGTTGTTGCCGAGCAGCGGCGGATCGGCGGGCGGCTTCAGGTTGATTGCCATCAGCCGCCCGTCGGGGTCGGCACATCGGCGTCAACGGCATAGATCGTCATTGGCGCCACGGCGGTGAACCGCAGCACGCGCTCGCGGAAGCTGCCGAGCCGCGTCGTCGCCACCCGCGTCTTCGTCGCGCCGGCCGCGCCGGTGCTGAGCGCACGCGGGCCGCCGTTGTAATTGATCCCGCCATCGTCGGACCAGTCGAGCGTGACGCTGCCAGGCGCGTCCGCCGTGCCGACCTCCATTTCCACCTCCAGCCGGTGCATGGATGCGCGCGGCCCGTGCGTCACGATGTTCGGCAGCGTGCCGATGCGCGGCACCGCGACGCCGTTCTCGGTCGGCGTGTCGGCGGACGTATGATACAGGTTGCCGTTCTGCGCATCGCCCAGGATCACCCGCGCGGAAAGCTGCATCGCGGTATTGATCTGCCAGCGCCCGGTGCCGGCCGCGTCGCTGCACCGCTCATGCCAGACCTTTGTCGCCACATCGTAGACGAACGTCCGGCCGAGCTGCGGGAGTGACAGCGCATAGAACATGTGCCCCTCGTGCATCCACGAGCACGCCACCGCATTGCGCAGATAGCCGCCGTCAAACGTGGCAATCAGTGTCTCGATGAAGTGGTTACTGACGCGCGTCGCCTGATAGCCGGTGGTGCGGTACACCACTTTGTCAATACCGAGCCACCAGAGTGAGCCGTCCATGGCGACGATCGTCCTTGCCGAGCCGATGCCGTGCGGAATAACGCCGCCCGTACGAGGCTGAAATGGCGCATCGGCCGCGCCGGTGTCATACCAGATTCTTACGCTGTTCTGGCAGAACAGCCAAAGCTCGCCGTTATGCGCGACGCCGCGCTCGATGTAGTCAACTTCTGACGAAATACCGACGAAATCCAACGAGTCAAAATGCGTCGCATCGAGCAGCTTGGACAGGAAGATTTGCGTCAGTTGGGTAAAGATGAAGTAGCCGTCGATATAGCAGACGCTATTTGCGCCATCGGCGGGAAAATTGCCTGATCCGGTGGTGATCTGCTGCCATGCCGGGGTCAGCACGTTGTAATCGGAAACCCACGCATTCGGCGGCACGCAGAACACCACCGCGGTCAGGCCGACGGCGATCGACTCGGTGTCCGCCGCACCGGCCGTCCCGACCACGCCGAGCGCCGTGGGCGCGGGGATAGGATCGTCTTGCAGCCGGTAAACCGTATCGCCGGAGATCGCGTAGTACGAACCGGCGATGGCAGCCGAGCAGCGCACCGGACCCGTGCCGATCGTCGTAAATAGCGACGTGCCGGCGGTCGGCTTCAGCATGTGCGTCGAGCGTGAGCCAGGCGGCAATGCCTCGGCGAACATGTTCAGCAGCCGCGTGCTCACGGCCGGCGTGGAATCGACCTGATAGGACTCGGATACCAGCGGGAGCGGGCGCAGGCCTTGCTTCGGCGCGACAAGCTGGCGGAGTGTGGCGAGCGTGTCGGACATCAGCTAGGCTCCCGACAGGAGGTAATCATGCTCGTTTCTCCGACGCCGATCTGGGCCGTCCGGCCGGAAGTCCGCCGCGTCCTGACGCCGATGTCCGACGACAATGCGCTGATCGCGCTGGATTGGGCGGTAATGCTGTGTGGCCGGTGCATCATGCCGCTATCAGTGATCGAGAATCGCGAGCGCCTGCGCCTGCGTGAGAAACGCCGGGACGAGACCGGACACCCCAGTTTGCACGCCTGGATCGGCTAGGTTGATCGTGCCGGCCGCCGCGCACATGATGAGAAAGCTCCCCATCTGCGGGTTGTCATATAGCGTCTCGACAACGCCGGCCGGAAAGCGGTTGAGGAACGCCACTGAGGTTATCAGTTGCGGCTTGGCGGGGTTCTGGGCCGCGAAGAACGCGAGGAGGCCCGGATCATTGTCGGCAACCTCAGCGCATCCGGTGACGCCCGGCTGCGGGCCTCCGTAGACCGCCGTTACCTTGCCCGCGTTGATTTGGACATACGCCATTAGAAGAGACGGCCGCGTGTGTCGATCCAGCCGTTCGTGATGACCAGCATCAGGAACGTCGCACTGCCGACCCGCTTCCTGATTTGAGCGTTTACGGTGGTTGGGATGCTGATCGCGTAGCTCGAATAAGTGTTGATGCCGCCGTTTACGCAGGTGAGACCTGAAGCGCCGGGTGCGAGGTCCGCCAAGTTTATCTCTGATAGATATGCGCTGGAGTTCGGGGTTGCGGTATCCATCACATACCCTGTGAGCATTGCCTGAACCGAGACACCAAGAGGAGCACCTGCCAGGGTGAGAATGTCTGCGGTCGTGTGGCCTGCGACTCCATTGTATTCCTGGATAGGCGTGGACCAGTCGAAGCGGTCGCCCCGCTGTACGAATGCAATGATATGCGAGCTCACATCAGTCCTGAAGCTGCCAATCCGCCGGAATGATGTGGTGCCCCCAGGCGCGTGCGCGCCCGATGCCGAAGTATCAAAGAATACGTCCGACAAGCCAGCATTCATGCAAGCAAAGACGTGATACCAGGTGTTCGCCGCGATTGTCAGGCCGCCGCCCATTCCGTTTGCGCCCGAGCCTGCCGCCCATGCGCCGCCGGTCGATTTGGTGAACGCGCCGAGCGCGATCATCACCGTGCCGGTGCTATCGGAACATGCGCCGACCGA